TGGTGACGTTAATAACAGACGGCGGGTCAATCGTTGTAAGCGCAACAATTTTAAGCGATGTGACAGGATCGATCGGCGGCTTGTCGTCAGCAAATACGCCAACGTCAATCTCGCGCAACGTCGCCTGCCACTGACGCAGCGATCCATCGGGCGTCAAGGCTTCGACACGCCACGTTCCGGAAAGACCAAAGTTCGGCGCATCCAGCCCTATGACCCGCTGCTTGATGGCAAGCATTCCACGCGGGCCAAGCGTGACCGTGACTTTCTTTTTGCCATTGATCCGGCGGGCATGTCTTTGCGCAAGACGATACGCCTGATTTGCGGATGGCACCATATCGAAGGAAATTGAACTGATCTTTTTGCCAACGGCAAGCTGCGAGTCTGTATCAACCCAGACAGGCGCTTCAAACTTCTGATACCCTTGCCGTGGTTCCGTATACGTGATGTGAAACTCGTTTATGGCCTCCGATGCAGCCTCGACGAATTCTTCTGTGAACGAACTGATGTCTTTCTCGTCAAATATGACGGCCGGGTCTTCCCACTTGCCGATCCACATTGTGAAACGGCCATCCTTATCAATGCCATATGTCCCGTCGCAGGAGGCCATAATGTTTGACAGAAAGTCCCGTGGCGAACTGTTGAAATAATAAACGCCGCTTATTCTTGCAAAAGGCTCATAGGTTGTATTTCCGCCGCCAAGATTATTTTTGGTCGTTTCTTTCAACTCATCACAATCATTTGCGGCGAGGGCGATCGCGTCCCAATCCACGCCCGTGATAGCGGTCATGTTGTTTTCAATAAGCCAAGAAACGAAATGACCCGCGATCAACGCCGGATTATCGGAGTATTCCCACGTAATATTGAACAGCGTCCATCTTTCCGTCTTTGGATCAATATATTCGTGCGAAGGTTTACGTGGATCATATACGCGGGCGCCGCGAACCACGACCGACCACTCCGGCCATGCATTCGGGAAATATTTTAACCTGTTCGAGGTGCCGCCGGGATTGTTCGAGGCGAAGGTGTAAAGGCAAGAAATACCCTTGCCCAGATAGTTGTTGCCCCACAATCCTGCGGTTGCAGCGCCGGAATATGACGGCATAAGCTGGTTGAGAATATATGAACTATAACCTTCTTCCGATCCATAGACTGGCTCAAAGGCGACGCAAGACGCATCTTTAATCAATAATTCAACAAGGCTTGTCGTCGATATTGTGTTTGTTACTGGCACCCATTTCCATGATGCCCGCTTGCAATAAGAGTAACCCGTATATGGGCCGGTTGATACCCACCCATATTCATCGCAGGTGTATTGATATTCAAGCGTAACATAACTGGTCGTCGTCGTTACAGTGCTAAAATTGCTTCTGATATATTTTGTCCCGCTTAACGGAACAAATACATTGTTATCCCCATCCAGTGAATTTCCGGGCCGTCCGTCGCCTGTCGATCCGGCGGTAAACGCTTCATCGTCACATAGAACCGCATCAAACCCGTCAATCATTCCGTCGCAGATATATATGCCCTGATAAAGATTAAGGGCGTCAAATGTGTTGGGCGTGACGGATTTATTTACGACAAGATCGGTTTCATAGAAAAAATAGCTGCCGGCGGTTTTCGTCCGGCCAAAGATAAAACACCGTGGCACATCCGATTGCCGGATTGTTTTCTTGAGCGGAACCGGCGGCGGTGCTTGCGGTGCTGCCGCCTGACTTGATGCCTGTTGCTGGGCGAGGATGAAGGGAAGCCATGACGCTGCGCCCCCGCCTCCGCCGCCCATAAGGTATTGCGCGCCCATCATGCCGACGGAAGCGGCTGCTGAAACAGCGCCAAACACAGACGCCCCCGCCGCCCACGCAAGACCGCCCGTCGCAAGGCCCGCTGCGGCTATCCCTATTCCTGCGGCGACCTTGCCGATTACCTTGCCCAAGGTAGCCCCCAAGCCCGCAGGATCGTCGGCTTCCAGACCGCAAGGCGGCCAAAGGATCGCGCGACGCCAAAGCCCCCGGCGGTTATAATCCCCAGAACCGGCGGCGCGTCCTGTTGCGCAAATACCGCCACATCGCCGACCCCGCCCGCAGACGGCTTCAGACCCATAAATTCCGCCGCCAGCGCCATTCCCATTTCAGGGCCATGATCCATCCACCAGCGCCGGGATTGATAATCGGTAGGCGTTTCTTTCACCCCATTGGCCCGCAGCCATGCGTAGACCAGGGAGTAACAGGGCGTGATTTTTGTTTCCTGCGCGCGGGCGAATTCCAAGGGCGTCATTGAGACCAAAGCACGGTCTGGCGCCCGGCCAGCAGGGCCACGCGTTCGAATATCTTGTCGCCGGGGTATTTCCGCTGCTGATCCTGATCCGTCATATAGGAGGTCAGCGGCACGTTCTTGGCATAGAACAGGGGCTCAGCAGTGACCGTGATGGACATTGTGCGGGCCTCGCCGTCAACGGCAAGCTGCGCCTTTTCCATCAAATACAATTCGACCAGATACGGGTCATCCAGCGGCTTCCAGTTTTCATCGAAACACAGGATGTAAACGCCACATCGGCGGCCGCGTATTTCGGTTGCCTGCGCCCGTGTCAGGGCCATCAAATCAGGATCAAGCCCGGACAGGGTAATCGTGACGGGTTCGATCGATACGATGGCCGATGTTTGAATGCCGTCGATTGACGCCAGTTCGCCAAGCCCGACCCATTCCGTATTATCGCCCGCCGTAAATGTCCCGCGTCCCGTCCAGCACCGGACGACTTCGCTTGCGAACTCAAATTTTACCCCAAGCGCGACGTGGACATTTCTTCCCGAAACCATCTCCTGAACGGTCTCGGAAAAGAACACATCCTGCTTCACCAGCTTGCCTCAATAAAATCGACGGAGACGCGCGAGATGCGGCCGAAATCTACCTTCTGGGACAAGACAGGCGAGTCCGTGACAAGGTAGGCAAGCATCCGGGGGTCATCTACCTCAAGCTGCGTCCCGGCCTCGTAAGAGGCCCGTAGCGGCGGCCAGATATTCCATGTATTGCCATCAATCCCCTGGACGATATGCAGCCGCCCATTAATCTCGAAATAATCGCCTGCTTCGACCGTTGAGATAGCAGAATTCAAAACTGTGATTGAAGCATCCCCGCGCGCCGCCGCAGATAAAAGGAAACAATCCCCGGTTGACTGCGTGAACTGCGCCCCATCAAGAAACACGGATGACCCGATACTGCCAGACCCCCAGAATATCGGCTCGCCGGCGCCCCACAATAATTCTTTCGTGCCCCAGTAAACCATGTTCTCAAGGGTGCCGATCTGGTCAAAGTAAGCTGCTTCCGGAACGATATTATTCCGCCGCGCCAGCATGTTCGGCGAGAACTCCGGCTTGACGTATATCGGCTTTGAGAAAGCCCCGATCGTTGTCCAGATCGATCGGAACTGACGGAACCTGTCGCCGTATACCGGAATGCCTTCATACGATATAAGCCAGCCGCCGGAACTGGAGGAAACAACCTGTTCCCGGCCATCCAGCGGTTTCGGCCCCTTGAACACCGGGCGATCGATCGTCGCCGTCATGTTCATCGGCGCCAGATTATCCGGCCAAAGGGCGATAGAAGGATCGCGCATCAAAGCGAGCGCCTTTGCGCTTCAGCCATAATATTCGGCACGCGTTTCAGACCTGCATTAATCATCTGCTGGACGGTGACAATGATCTGACCATCGCTCATTTGACGGGCTTCGACCTGTGCATTTGAATAATTATTGATGGTGATCTTCGGCTGGCCGCCGCCTGTAAGCGGGGTGATATTCGCCGGTCCCTGAACAAGCTCAGGCCCGGCCTCGCCAGCGATACCCCATTTGCCTGACGGGATAGACCCGCCTTCAGCAAAAAAGCCCGCGAACAAGGACGATGCGCCCTTCGCCAACATGCCCAAAATGCCGCCGGTCTGGCCGCCTTTGCCGGACAGGCCCATCATCTGCCCGAAAATGCCCTGCCCTGTTAACGCGCCCTGAAGGGCGGAACTGGAAAGCTGCCTCACAACATC